CCATTGGCGGTAATTAATTCTAAGATATGATTAATTAATTCATTCCAGTCCCAGATTTCTCCTCCATCTGGATTCCATGTTTCTGGATTATGGCAACCTTTACAATGAAAAGGGCAGCCTTGAAGGAATAAGCTAACGCTTACGCCCTTCCCATTAACGAAGTCATTCTCATTAATACCGGCAATCCTAATCATTTTTACCTCCAACCTTTTAATTCTTTAGAGTGTTTAAATCTCATTTCTGTTTCTTGTTGTTTTCCTAGGTTAAAGGCTGTTTTATAATCTCCTGTTAAATATCCTGTGACTCTACGTAATTGTTGTATATGAGTGCTTCCGCACATAGGACATTTATCATTAAATTCGTCAGTATATCCGCAATTTAAACAAGTATCATTTGGTACATTAATTGCGAAATAAGGAATATCTTTATCCATAGCATAGTTTACTATTTCCTCAAGAGCATCTAAATTATTTTTAACTCCGCCCTCAAGTTCTACATAAGTAATACATCCTGCATTTGAATACCCAGTTAATTGAGATTCAATGTCAATTTTTTCAAATGGGCTCATTTCTTTCCATACAGGAACATGAATACTATTTGTAAAGAATTTTCTATCGGAAACGTTAGGTATCTCTCCATATGCTTTCTTAAACTTCTTCATTGAAGTATAACACATATTTTCGGCTGGTGTATAATAAACACCAATATTTAAGTGTAGTTCTTTTTTAAATTGAGCGCATCTATCTTTAAATAATTGTTCAATTCTTTTTGCTAATTCCATACCTTCTTCTGTTGTATGGTCTTTTCCAATTAAAATTTGTAGTGTTTCAGCTAGTCCAATTTGTCCGATAGCCAAAGTTCCATGTTTCATAGCACTTTCTACTGTTTTTCCGTCATATCCTAACATAACACCATTTTCATACATAAATTTTGCTGAACTTGGATCTTGGCTAATTATCCAATTATATCTTTCAACTAACATATCTCTTGCTTCATGAATTTTAGTATCTAAAATATCCATAAAAGTTTCAATAACACCATTATAGACTTCTTCATTAGATGTTTTTGGCATATCATTATGTCTAAATTTTTCTAAAGCTTTCATAGCTAGAGTAGGCATTACAATAGTAACTGGACAAATATTTCCGCGGCCATCCTTAGTTTGAGGATTTGTTCCAGGCTCTGCATTAATGTCTGCACCATTATATGTACGGCACCCCATTGTAGAAACGTAAGTTTTAGGGTCTTCAGGATCATATCCCGCATTTACTGACCAATCTACATTTACGTAATTAGGATATAATCTTTGAGCTGTTGAACGTAATGCTAATTGGAATAAGTCATAGTTAGGTTCTCCTGGTTTACGGTTTACACCTTTCATACATTGGAATATGCCACAAGGGAATATAGGTGTTTTTCTAACCTTTCCAACTCCTTCAATAGAACCCTCTAACAATGCTTTTGTAACCATTCTACCTTCTGGTAAAGTACAAGTACCATAATTAATTGATGTAAATGGTAATTGATTTCCGCTTCTAGATTGTAAAGTATTTAAATTATGATACATCCCTTGAACTGCTTGACTTAATTCTTTTTCAGTTTTTTGATAAGCATCTTCAAAAGCCATATTATATATTTCTTTTCGAGTGAAATCTTCATCTAAAATAGAAATGTCTTTAATAGTATTTTTATATAAAGCTTCTCCTATTTTGGCTCTTAAATCATTAATTCTATCAATTTTCTCTTGATTTTCATTAGTTAAGTCTTTATATTCTTTTGCTTCTAATTGACTACCATAAACATAAGCAACTTGTAAATCTAAACTATTTTGTAAGTGTTTATAAAAACTCATTCTTACGTATGGCACCATAGTCCAATCTAAATGACTTGCGCTAACTCCACCAAATTGTTGTAAAGATTGTAATTGAAATAATACAGCAACCAATTGAAAGGCAGTATTAATTGATCGTGCTGGTCTTACATCAGTTTGTCTTGTATTAAATCCTTCTGCTAATAATTTATCAAAAGGAATAGTTAAACAATTGTGCATACCTACTGCATAAGAGTCTAAATCATGAATATATATTTCATTATTCAAATGATTTTCTCTTGCCATTGGAGAAACGATATAATTTAAAGCATAATCTTTCATTAATTCGTTTCTAGCCTCTCCCATTCTACCACCAAATGAATATTCGTCTACATTAGCATTTTGATTTTGAACGTCAGATGCTTCTACTTTTTCTTTGATATTTTTCATTAGTTGTGAATTTTTATTTCTAATTTTTGTTCTTTCTTCTCTGTATAAGATATAGTTTTTAGCTACATCTTTTCTTTTTGTTGCCATTAAACCTTTCTCAACTAAATCTTGAATATCTTCGATTTCAGGTATTTCATCTACATCTAAATAATACCCTTCAATATAACTTGCTATGTTCGCAGCTTTTTCTTTTGCGTAATTTGAAGCTTCACCATCAACGTCGATGAACGCTGCAAGAATAGCTCTCTCAATCTTCTTTGGATCGAAATCTACGATTCGACCATCTCTTTTTTTGACTTGTTTCATTTTTACCTCCTAGTTATTTAAAATATTTTAAGGATGTCAAACGTTTCCTCAGTTATATTTAAAAGTTTGCATATGATAATTAATTTATTTAGACCTTAATCTTCCGCGCCTAACTCGGCATAAATCTTATCAAAATTATATATGTAGTCTGCATATGCATTTAAATCAAATTCAAAAGTAGTTCCAATATTAAATATAGGAATATAATCCCATTCAATGTCTGCAAAATCTTCCGCATCAGTAAAATATCTTCTACAGATTTCCGCACAATCGGGATTCTCTTCACGATTTAAACTTCTTAATAGTCTAATTTTATCAGGAGCTAAAATATAAAGAGGAATAACTTCTATGCGGGAGTCAGCTAAAAGAGCATCAATTCCCGCAGGATTGAAAACGCCAACATTAATTTTATCTTTATTTAATGCTTCTATTGGAGTTCCATAAAACCAATTATTGAACTCTGTTGCTTCTAGCATTGAGCCATCTAAAACTTTATTTGTAAACTCTTCATTTGTTAAAAAGAAATAATCTTTTTTATCTTCTTCATAATCTCTTTTTGGTCTAGTTGTACAGCTTATAATACTATGCGTTGCTGATGGGAAGGACTTAATTATCCATTTCTGAATACTGTCCTTTCCGCTAGCACTTTTCCCAAAAAGAGCGATAACTTTTATTTTATTCATTGTCGCCCATTCCTTGTCTATCATGAACTAACTCTAATTCTCCATTATCAGTTACATTCACAATTTTATATATTTGATGAAAACCATTATTTTTATAAGTTTTTGCTACAAATGTATCATCACGTCTATATCCAGCCACTAATAACTTAACACCTCTTGTAAACCAACCTTTTTCAACTACCTTTTTAGTTCCGTCAGGTTGTTTCTCTGATAGTTGTCGGTTATACATTGCAAAATATTCTTTTGTAAACTTTACATTTACTACTCCTGTTGTTGTTAATAATGTGATTGATGAACGTGTATCATTCTTTCCAATAACAGTTCCAATAATTTTACTTATTTTATAAATAGGTAAATCTCTTCCATTTCTCTTAAAGAAATAATCTATTGCAGGCTCTGATGATAAATCATTAAAATCTACTATACCATATTTATTTATTTTAACATTTTTTAATTCGTGTTCATGATAATAGAAGCATAAAGATTCCATTTCATATGCACTAATACTTTTTCCTGCATATTTGTCCCACATTTCTTTAAATAATATTGTATTAAATTTTTCTAAAATTTCATTTTGATTTTCTTTTATCCAGTCTCTTGCCTTATCCATTGTTGATTTATAAATTTTTTCCCATTTAGTTTGTTCTATACAAGTTAATCCATTTATAACTTCTAATAAATCCATATCAAAATATTTACTATAAAATTCTTCACATATATTATCAAATACGAAGTATTTACCAACCTTTTTATTTGCTTTTAAATATTTTGTAAAGTTAAATACTCTTTTTTGTAAATCTAATTCTTCAGGAATTAAATCATGTTGTATCAAACCATTAAAGTTTTGTAATGTTATTCTTTTCTTTGCTTCACAAACTTTTGAGATGTAATATGTCATAACTAGTTGTCTTGATTCTACCCCCAACTCTTTAGCCCATTTTTCTTCTACTTTATCAAATGCACCAGCTTTAATTAAACTAAACATTGCACTTTTATTTAATGGACATCTTGCCATAAAATCTGCTATTCCAATATATGGTCTATTTGCAATTATTTTGTCTATTATTGGACCTCCTACATTACTTAATGCTTTCATACCAAATAATATTACATTATTATCTGCATCTGGCTCAAAACTATAACTTGATTTATTTATATCTACTAAACTTACTTTAATTCCTTTACTAATAATATCTCCAAGCGCTTTTGCAATTTTCCCATAATCAGTTGTTTTTTCTTTTTTCTTTGCTACTTCACCTGTATCTTCATCTTCTTCAAAATCACTTTCTTCTTCAAGACTTCCGCTATTAACAATTAAACATGCTGTATTCCAATATATTGGATTCCATCTTGTTGCTATATACATTGTTTGGAAACCTATAAATGAATATGCTAATGCGTGAATGATACTAAATGAATATCCCATTTGAGGTCCAACTCCACATGTCCAGATATAATTTCCCAAACAAGGACTTGCCGCCTGATCTAATACTTGTTGTCTTAATGCTGGGATTTTATTCATTTGTTTCTTACCTACAACTTTACGAGCTGCATTCGCATCTTTAAGTGAGAAATTACATAAATGTTCGTCCATTAACATTCTCATTAATTGCTCTTGACTTGGTGGAACTCCATATGAACTTTCAAAATAAGGTTTAAGATACTCTTGCTCTTGTTTTGTTAATCCATAATTATCCATTTCTTGATACCATAAGTTAATATTATTTTTATATCTAATATATTTATCCATTGGAGATTCTTGACCTTTTTCGGCAGTCATAAGTCTCATTAATCCATTTGCATCCGCCATTTCTAACATTGACTTAGGTTTAATTTTCTTTGCTGCTTGACTACCTACTTCACTATCAAATTGAAAGATATTTAAAACACTATTCTCTTGAAGAGCTTTCCATATATTTTGATCTTCAATAGGAAGAACATTTGGGTGAAAATATTTATCATAAATTTCTCTTAATGTTAAATTACTTTCAACCTCTCCATAATCTTGCAATAATCTTATTGCTTCTGTTAATTTATCTTGAACTTCTGTTACTAAGAAGTCATATTTTGTCATACCTGCTGCTTCACACATATGTAAATCATATGCTGTAATAATTTCTCCTTTTGGAGTTCTCATAAATGAACCAAATTCGTATGGATCTTCATCAAATAATATTACTCCTGAAGCATGGCTACTTCTTTTATTTACTAAACCTTCAATACCAATCATTATATCTAATAATCCAGGATATTGATTAACTTCATTTATAAATAAAGTTATTGGTTTTCTATCTTTTTCAGGGTTACCATTAACAACATCACTTAATGACCATAAAAATCCACGTTCACTAGGAATTAATGATGATAAATATTGAGCTGTATCAACATCTATACCATCTGGGAATCCCTCTGCACGATAACCTCTACAAGCTGTTAAAATTGTTGAACGAGTTCCTTCAGTTCCAAATGTTGCTATTAAAGTACAACCTAAATTTTCTCTACTTAATTCATCTATATCAGGTCTAAAGAATTGACCTCTTTCTTTTTTAATTTCATTTAATATTCTTGGTCTTTTACTTGGACATAAGTCTAAATCTATATCTCCTAATTCAACTCTTTCTTTATTCAAATATCTCCAGAATGGAAGATTCCATTTAATCGGATCTAATTGAGTTATTCCTAAAAGATAATGGTTTAAACCTGAACAACTTGATCCACGTCCTGCTCCAACCATACTTCCGCACTCCCAGAACAAATTAACATAATGTTCTAGAGTTACTGGATAACTAAACATATTTGTTTCAAGTTTTTCACTTATTGTTTGTTTAATATCTGCTTCTTCCTCTAATCTACTCAAATATGTGTCATTATATAAATCTAATTTTTCTAGTTTATCTACACACTTATTAACCCAATATCTATTTACTTTATCATCTGATTCAAACATAGATGCTAATATAGGATAATGTTCTTTATCAAAACTTTTCTTTGGATAATCAGGTACACTAACCTTTGGAATTGTTTGTTTATGTGCTAAACTAAAGTTTTCTATTTTTTCAAAAATACCATAACTATTATCAAACATTTGCATTATATAATCTTCGCTGAAATCAGATTTTTTCAAATTTTCTATAATTTCTTCATTTGTTTGAAGATATGCAAATTCATAAAATTCATCTACTTCTCTTTCTCCACCTTTTGAGTTTAAATATGCTTTATGAACATATCTATCTTCTTTCTTTAAATAATGGGCATCTGAACCAATTACCATTTTTAATCCAAATGCTTGTGCAATAGAAACTAATCTTTTATTTACTAATATTTGATCTCTAGATGCACCTGGCGCACATTCTACATAAAAATCATCTTTAAATATTTCTTTGCACCATAACATAAAATTAACTATATTGTTATGAGCTATTTCCGCACCATTCTTATCTCCTGTTGCTTCTGCATTTATTAAGTTTAAAGTATTAACACTTAACTCTCCACCTAAACATGCTGTTGTTGCTATTAAAGTTCCAGGATACTTTTTCATAATTTCTTCTATATCACTTTTTAAAGTTGGAACTCTTTCCATACCTCTATCCCAATAACTATTCATCCAGGCTCTTGAAGATAATTCTCTTAACGCTCTATGTCCTTCTTTATTTTTTGCTATTAAGATAAAGTGATAATATCTTTGTCCCATATCACGAGTATCAGTTAAATATATTTCATTTCCTAAAGCCACTTTAAAATCAGGATGTTCTTTTAATAACTCCTGTTGATACATATTTATTTCTATATGACCACATAAAGCTTCATGGTCAGTTATTGCTATACCAGCTAATCCTAACGCAATAGCTCTGTTAATTAAATCTTTAGGTCTATTAATACAATCTAATAATCTTAAATTCGAATAGTGAGTATGACTATGAACTTCAAACCTTTTATTCATAAATATTTCCACCTTTCTTATATATATTATATCATATTTTTTAATAAAAATCAAGTTAGTCTGCGCGGATGAGTACCAGCTTCTCAGATGCACGAGTTACCGCTGTATATAACCATCTAGCGTGTTCTTCTTCATTAAAAGGAAACTTTTCTTCGATAACTAATACTTTATCCCATTCTGAACCTTGAGCTCTATGAGTTGTGATAGCATAGCCATAAGTAAATTCATATGGTAATAAATGTCTATATAATTTATTTTGACTAATAGCGTATTCAGTTTTCCAATCTAAAGTTTTTTCTCCCGTTAATATCATATTTTTATCCATAATTAAATCGGAATAAACCTCTCCGCCTTCTTCAACGAAATCACAATTTAATGTTTCAATTCTTCTAGGCTGTCCATAATGAAGTTTATTTAACATTCCCGGTATAATCTCAAAAGATGAATAACTATCTTTTATTGTCCCAATAGTTCCATTTACTAAGGCGCTGCCGCCCTGACATTCATCTTCCCAATAATTTCTATAACAAATAATTTTATCTCCATCTTCAGGATCTCCAGAGTGACCTAATAAATCTCTCATTTGAGCATTTATTTTTTTTCTAGTATCATTAGTAGCAACTAATATCTGGTCAGCCCACTGTAACATACCCGTATTTAATTCTGCTCTTGAAAATATTTGAACCTGTTTCCCTTTATAAGTACCAATAGGCTCTCTATTTCTGATTTTCATAGAAAGTTGAACTATTTCAGAGCCTTCCTCTTGACGCATAACCTCATCTAAAAATATATGAGCGTGGTCAAGTAAATGATTATCTTCATTTTTATTTATTGGTGGTAATTGAAATGGATCGCCTAAACACAAAATATAAATATTAGGATATGATGCCAATTTTTCCATCAATGACTTTGGAACCATAGAGACTTCGTCTACTACAACTATTTTATAAGGGATAGTTGTTACAGGAATTCTAACATATGTTCCATCTGGTTTAGGGTGACTAATAAACAATAGCTTATGTAAAGTTCTTGTATTAGTGTTACCTTTTTTTGCTAATACTTGAGTTGCTTTTCCTGTGAAACTAGTATAAACAACATCTTTATCTTCAACGTGTAGAGCGGAAATGATAAACTTAACTAATGTAGATTTACCAGTACCAGCATACCCTGAAATAATAGTACATTTTTTTCCTGAATTATAGCGGTCTACTGCTATTTGTAAACCTTGTCTTTGCTTTTCATTAAGTTCCATTTTTACGCCTCCTTACATTACTTTAAAAACTCCTAATACAACTTTATCTTTTACTATATAAATAAGACCTGGTAGCGCTTCTTCATCTTTCCTTACCGCCATACCATAATAAATCTCAACATTTTTGTCGTTGTCGTACCCTAATTGTGCAGGGTAGTCATACCCAACTTCTCTATAAAATTCAAGATAAGTTGTATAACACATTACTAATTGTAAATCTTTTGATGTAAAATGAAATCTTTCTTCAATATAATCTAAAAAGTTAAAAATAATATCTTTTATCATTTCTTTTCTCCTTTTTCTTTATTTCTATATATATATTATATCATAATTATTATTTAAAATCAATAAAAAGCTAAAAGCTTATGCTTTTAGAATAAGTATTTTCCAGAACCTGTAATCTCATACTCTTCCATAAAAATCTGAGGTGTTACATTTCCGAAGAACTCGTTTATATGACAAGTTCCTACTACATCCATTTGAACATAAGCTCCAGTTTGATTTTCTAACATTTCACATTCTTCATCAGTAGCATTAAACTTCATTATATTAACTTTATTTGGTAAAGTAATTTTTAATGTATTACTTGATTTTCTATATACTTGAACCATATCTTTACTAACTTTTAAATCTTTTATTGCTACCATAGCTTCGTTAAAATCTTTTCCCCATAGTTCTTTTAATCCGCCAATAGTTAATATATCTTGTGGATTTACATCTCCGCCTGTATAAATATAATCAACATAGTATACTGGTTCAGAACTCATATCAGCAAGAGCTCTATCAGTATTATCTATGAAACTTTCTAATTTATCTGCGGCGATACATACACCAAATGCGTTTTGATGACCTTGAGCCCACTCTACGCCACTTTCTTCACATATATCTTTAAAATTAGTTAACCCTGATGTTTCATATCCTCTTGCGCTTCCTTGATAATTATTATCAGTTTCAGTAATAACACAACAAGGTCTTTGATATTTTGCAGCAAGTTTATTAGCAATTAAACCAGCTATATTTCTATCTACTTGTCCATCTTTTAATGTAAATAATAAGACTTTATGTTTTAATAGACCTTCTTTTTCAATTTTCTTTTCTAGTAATTCCATTCCCGCATCCTGCGTTCTTGTTTGTCTATTTTTTACATTTGTAGACATTCTAACTGCTTGATCTACTAATCTTTCTTCTTCACCTGGTTTATGTCCTCTTTTGTTTGAAGGTATCATTTTAAAAGCATCTGATTTTAACATAGATTTGAATAATAATTCTTTTTCTTCAATACTACCACTTCTTTGAACTGCATTTATCATTGGAACTATATAAAATGCTGCATCAATCGAAGTTATATGTTCTCCAAGTTTGAATTTGTTTTTTTGCCACATTTCATAAATATATGGATTGTGGATATTTTCAGGTAGAAAACCTTTATTTATTAAATGTTTTGTTTCTATTGATGTTAAACTCATCATATCTCCTGTATTTCCAAGAGCTACTAAATCTATATAATAATCGGCATATGATGTTCCTAACAATCTATCTAAATATCTACAAAATTGCCAAGTGACTCCAACCCCGGATAATTCTTTATTTGGGTAATTACTTAACTGATTGTTGATAATGCAAGCATCTTCACTAATATACTCAGCTTCGTGGTGATCCATTACTAGAATATCAATTCCACGGTCTTTAAGTTCTTTGTGTAATTCATAATCGTTACTACCAGCATCTGGAACGATAATAAATTTAAAATCTTTTTGATTTATATAATCCATACAATCTGATAATCCATGTTGTTTTCCTTCATGAACATACCATTTTAGATTGTTTTGTACAAAGCTAGGAAATGAGTCATTCAAATAATTTATTAAAAGTGCAGCCGCTGTAAAACCATCACAATCGCAATCACAAATAACTAGGGTGTTTGACTCTTGTTGAATGTTAGATACTAACATTTTTGCACCTTTCTCTATACAATCTCCAAATGCGGTTGGATCAGAAATATCGGCGTCAGAAGTATTCATATAATGATGAGTTTCATTGTAAGGAATTTTTCTATTTACTAAAACTTGTTCTAATGTACTATAATTTGGATTATTTACTCCTAGTAGTTTTAATTTCATTCTTTTCTTCTTCCTCCTCTACCTGATAATATTTACATAACCTTAATAAATTTATAAAATAAATAATTTTGTCTTTTAATTCACAAGTATCATAACAATATATGTCTATTCCTACTTCATCATAATGATGTTTATAATACTTGCACCATTTACACTTAGGATGCTTTTGTCTGTATTCAATGATTTCTCTATCCATTACAATACCACCCTTCTATTAAATAATTCCATAAATATTTCTGGTCCTCGATCGATGGGACTGTCTTTATAACCTAATAAGTTCCATTTATCAAATAAGAAACTTATTTGTATTTCATCTCCATATTTTTTATTTATATCTTTTAATTTCTTTGTCCAGCTCTTCCACTCGTCATCTCCAAGCTCCTGGAACTGTTTATCGAATGCTATACAGATTTCTTCTGCTCCACAAGATTTTAATAACTGAACTTGATAATTTATTAAGCTACTTCCGCATACCGCTACACTTATATCATTATCTATTCCAAAATAACTTTGATATAATAAACAACTTTTTTCTCCTTCAAATACTATTACTTTTTTTAAGTTTTTTATTTGTTGTTTGCTATTGTTTAAATTATATAAATTAAAACCTAATGGGTGATTATACATTTTATAATTTAATATCGCTGGTTTATATTTACCATTTTCTTCATTTTCTTTTATTAAAGTCCTTTCTCTTATTCCTATCAATTCCCCATCAATGTTATAATGAGGAATTACAATTCCACACATTACCGGGTCATAACATATATCATTATGCATCATAACTTCTCGAGTAATACCTTCTTCTTCCCAAGGTATAATGTGCGGTCTAGGAAGATATTTTAAAATACTTTTATCATAATAAACAAAGTCCATTATTTTTTCTTTTCTCTCTTGAGAATTATTTCTATCATATCTATTAAGAATTTTCCAATCTTGAATTTCTTCCTCATGATTTTCTGAAAATGGACTCTCAATGCTTAATCCATAAAAATTAATAATATAAGATATTGCTTGAAATAATGAAATTTTAATTCCATTTAATTTATTTATTTTTATAATTAGCTCATATATATCAAAAGAGTCAAGACAATCTGTATAACACTTAAATAATTTTGTATTTTCGTAATAATATAACTTATGGCTGTGTCCTCCGTGGCATATTGTTCGAGAAATAATTAAACCACCCTTAATTGTTGGATCACCGCCATATGACATTAATAAATCATAAACTTGTTCTATTGTTAATTCATTTTTTATATTTTCTGACCATTCTTTTATATTTTCCATCTCATCTTTTCTCCTTTACATATATTATATCATTTTTTAATGATTTTTTCAATTAGAAGAATAAATGATATAGAGCTTTTAAAGTTCTTTTAAATTTACCATCTATGAATTCATAACCATCAACAAAAATATGATTATCAATTTGAGAAACTGAATATCCTTTTGCTCTTTTTGGGAATGGATATCTAACACCGTTAATCTCTATCCATTTTTCTCTACTATTTACAATAGAGTAAGTTTTTCCATTTTCTTTTATTGTTATCATAAACATCGTTACCTCTTTCTCCTAGAAAGCAGAGCTTTCTATTTTTGGATTAATTTTAATTTTTAAATCTGTCATTTCTACCATTTTATATTGATAATCTGTTGCAAACATTGGAATAAATTTGCATTGACCTCTATCTGCTTTACACCATAACAGAATATCTTTATATTGTCCACGTCTATTTTTATATATAGACATTTTTATATTAGGTTCTTCAAAACCACCTTTTGCAATAATTTCTCGAAGCGCTTCTTTATCTTCTTGTGAAGTTTGTAACATGATAGCACCTAAGTCGATTTTATCTGCTATTGATTTAGCACCTCTTAATAAGTTTTGGTCATATTGTTGTGCTGTAACATAATCAGCATTCAATTGTGTAGCAGACATTATAAATACACCATATTCATTGCATAAATCTTTTAATCTTATTGAAATCATAAACAATACATTATCTTCTCTTAAGCCTTTAATTCCTGTTTTTGATGTTACTTCACTTAATATTTTCATACTCGTATGAAGATAATCAAAAAATATATAACGAACCCCCCATTCTCTAATACCATATTTAATTGTATTTTCAATATCTTTCAATGAGAAGTCTGGAAGTTTTTTAATATATATTGGGCTCTTTTGAATGATTTCCGCAGCGTGCAATACTCTTTCGTATTCATCACCCTCGTAGTTATTATAAATAATATGGGTTTCATTTACCCCCGCTATAAAGGCTAATAATAATGTTTGGATTTCATCTATTTCTTGTTCGGTTGTAACAAACATTACAGGCTCTTTGGTTCCATTCTCTACCCAAGCCCCAACCGCATTGTCATATAGTTCATTACATCCTATAGATGCAAATTGACTTGCCATAAACCTTGTTTTTCCTACACCGGTTGCCGCACTAAATAAATAGAACTTTTTTAATCTTGCACCTCTTGTTACAGTGTTCATAAGAGGCCCGTACATAGGATAACCAAGTTCAGGATGCTTTTGAAGACTTTCAATTAATTCAATAATATTATTTCCCGCAGGTTGCATATCTTCATCTGCATCATCTATATATTTCATTTTAATATCAGTTATTTTATCATCAATTATATCTGCGATTTCTTCAAGAGAAGTGCTATCTAACCAATCCTCTTGTGCTTGTTTTTTCTTGGCGTCTAATATATTATTTATATCATATAACCAAGATAAATTCATTCCTATCTTTTGATACATTCTTAATAAAGTCATTTTTTTCATTCTTTTATAATAATAATCAAAAGTAGAAAGTTGAACATTTTTAGATATTTTCTCTAAATACTCAGCACCTTTATGAGTTTTATATACAGCTAAACTTTTAGGTCTATCTTTTAAATAATCCTCAATAGCATTAACTGTGATACTTTTTGCTCCAAGTTTATATAAATTATATATTGAACCGAATAAAATCTTATGAAATTCTTCGGTAAAGTCATCCGTATTAAAAGTATAGTTTTCATTATCAAGTAACGTTGGGTTTTGATAAACGCTTCCTATAACCTGAATAATTGCGGATATATCTACATATTTTACACTATTACTCATTCTTCTCACCAATACTTTCTTCACCAAAATCAAATAACTTTGGCGGCGCTACATATACTCTCGGAGATCCAATTTCAATTTCTTGAACCTCTGGCTTTTTAATTTTTTCAGGTGCTGCTTTATTTGCTATATCCGCTAAATATAGATTATAAAAGTAGTTTAAAGCATCATTATAAACAAAAGGTACAATACCTATTCCATCATTTGCTTTTTCTATTGAATTGTGTTTTAATTCAAACCACCAATATAATGTTTTTTGCATCCCAGAATAAGTATATTTATATTCTTGTTTAAAATCTTTTATTTGCTTTTTAATTCTTGCACTTACAACATTTTTCTTAAAAAGTTTTTTAATGTATTTTTCTAACTCCATATAATCTCGTTCTTCTTGAGATATAGATTGTTGATATTTTTCAGCACATTCTTTATGGGCATAACGACGTCCGCCCACTTCGACAAAAGGTTCTGCATTTCTATTAAATTGGATTCCGCAATATTTACATTTAACCATACGCGTTGCTGCCATATTCAACACCTTCTTTTCCTTACATAAATATTATATCATAATTTAATAAAATAATCAAAAAAGAGAAGATAGTTGCATATAATATATCTTCTCTTTTTCATCTCCTTTTATCTCTCTTATTTAACTAGGTCTTGTAAATCTGATACGATTAAACTGATTGCTTCAACTTGGTTTCTATCACATTGATTAACCTTATTTCCGCGTCCTAGATATTTATCTGTGATTTGAACAATTTTAGGTTGCCATTCAGCTACGAATTTTTCTTCACCAGCTGATTCGATGATTCCACTTACGATGTTGTTGAAAGTAGATACAAGTTCGTCAAAATCAAGTTCTTTGGTAGTGTCTTGATATGCGTTAGATTTTTCCTCTGTGAAGAATTCTTTTCCATCTTCGTTAGCTTGTTTGTCAATAGCTTCACCTATTGCTTTTACAAGATTATCATAACTAAAATCAATATATTCTGGAGTATATTTGAATCTAGATCCAGCCATATATCTTGGAGTACCTCTCATAAATAATTTAGTTTCAAGTTCTCCTTTATCATTTGTTACTACTCTTGAGTATCCAATTATATCTGTCATACGAGAAACAATATTTGTTGCTCTTTTATCAAGAGTTGGAACAATTTTATTATATTCTTGTCCTTGTTCATCAGTAAAAGTTTTATCAGTTGCATGGCTGATTAATACTAAGCCATATCCCATTTGTACGATGCTTCTTAAACTTTCATCGAATTCTTGTGCAACTTGACCATACCCCTTACCAAAAGGAATATCACTAATACTGTCTACTCCGAAACTTCCATCTGAACGTTTCGCATTATCACATATATATTTTGTTACATAATCATAAGCAATGTCCGCAGTATCGATTATAATAGTTTCAAACATTTCTTTTGCTTTATCTTCTTTTAATTGGCGTAAAACCTTTTTGAATTCAGCCCAGTTATTAATAGGTTGAGCCATAATTCCAGGAATAGCCATATAACCTTTTTCAAAAGCTAGTAATAATGAATGAGGGAAACGAGCGGCAGTCGTTGTTTTACCAGTCTTTGGATCTCCATAAAAGAAAACTGAATATCCCTTTAAATTATAACTAACTTGGTGAGGTTGAATATTAAAAATATCTATTGCCATTTTTATCTCTCCTTCTTATTAAAAAATAAGGACGACGGGATGCCGCCCTTTAGTTAGTTAATTTTTATCTTAGAAATTAAATCCGCCTGGTGCTGCAGTTGTTACATGTGTTGAAGCTGAAGCTGCTTTTTGAGCTCTATATTCATCGCTACGAGTTTTAATTTCTGCTAATAAAGTTTGTCTATCTTGCATAGCTTTTGTTAATTCTTCACTTGTTAATATTTTTTCATCTCCAAAATCATAAGGTACTTTTGCAGTTCCTGTGATGTTCCATGCTTTTGTTTTTCTTGTATAAGTTCTTACTGACTCTTCACCAAATGCAGAATCTTCTTTAATTTCAACTGGAATATTCATACATTCAATTTTTCCCCAAACTTTTGTGAAGATTGGAGCTGAATTAGATACTTCTAAATCTAAGAAATATTTCATTCCATCTTTATGTCTAACTGTGAATTCAACTGGTAATAATGATTTTCTGAAGTTGAAAATTGCACCTTTTACAGTTACATAAGCATCTTCGTTTCTTTCTTCGTTTGCTTCTACTTCTTTTACTCCTGTGATTACCATGTCAGCTGAGAATGTATTTCTTTCTCCTTCTGCTCCTAGTTCATTAATTAAAGTTACAAATCCACCTTCATTAGTTTTTACAGATACTAATTCATCATTATTTTCTCCTGTATAGAAGTCATTTAATGCGATAGCTGTATCAATTCTAACTTTTTGAGCTTCATCTTTACCATTTGCAATCCAAGTTTTTCCTTCATCAATTATCTTTTTTAAGTTTGCATAAGTTGCATTTTTATTACCTGCAGATGTAGTTTCAGTTACATATGTGTAGTGAACTGGGATAATATTTAATCCTTCTTCATCTACTGCAACTTCTAATTGACCTGAGATAAATTCTTTTCCAAAGTTTGCTGAAGTTTGATTTTGAACTGTTTTAATAGTTAAATTATGTTGATAAACTCTTCCTTCAATTCTTTCTGTGTTAATCATTTTTTTCATAATACTTTTCTTCTCCTTTTCTCTTTTTCTTCAAACTTATATAAATATTATATCAAAATTTTTATTCTTTGTCAAACTCATACGATTTTCCTAGTTCAGTTAACCCATATGCAACAGGGTTGGCACCAACCTTTTCTACGAAGCCATCAGCAATTAATTTCTTCATTGAACCTGAAACTGAACGAGGTGTCATAAACAACAGTTCTCCAATTTCTTTTGCTTTGAAAACATTTATATATTTTTGCTCATTTTCTCTCATACATTTAAAAATTTTAAGCCCGTTCTCTGTGAATGTTTTTGAGCCATTTCCGCCTTTAAACATTGCTATTAACTTATTTATATCTTCTTGGTTGAACTCATAATTATCAACAGTATGATTAAAATGTTGTTCTAAAAATTCTTTAATTTCTTTTTCCATTTTCTCTTACCTTTCCTTTCTAATTATATTATATCATATTTTTTAATTTTTATCAACAAAAGAGCCATAATTGTAGAATTAGGCTATATGTTTTGATCGAAGCACTTCATTACAAATATGTAGGTTGTATGCCTTTTCAGGAGTTAACCACCATCCGTTACGTTTTTCATAGTCAGATTCAGTTACTTTTGTTCCTTCCATAAGCATATCATGTAATTCAGTTTGTTGCTCTTTTATGAAATCCTCATAGTTAGATTGAGCCTCTCCTAAATTAAAAAATGCTAAATCTTTTTCATAATAGAAAGATGCTCTAGGATAAGAATATCTTTTTAATCCAGCTAAATAAATATAAAAAGCTTCTTTAAATACATTTCCAATATTTACTGTATAAACTGGAGTTCTAGATAGTTTGATAGTGTCTATAATAGTCAATGCCGCAGATAAAGAACCTCCACGTGAATCAATATAAAGTTTAATAGGTTCTCTTTGAGTCATTATACTATCTTCGTCTACATTATTCCAAAAGCGTACAAATTTATCAAATTGATTGGCTATTGTTGGAGTAATGTTATCTAAATAGAATTCTCGATTTAAATGACTTGTTACCTCAATAGATGTATAAAGCTGTTCAAGGTTTCCATCAAAATTAGTAAAAGTTTTATTTACATATGTATCTCTCCAATTTTGAGGGTTTTTAGTATTTGTTATATGCCACATAATATCTTTTCTCCTTTTCTATTTATATTATATTATATTTTTTATATTTTATCAAATTAATTCTTTTAATTATTACCTCTTGTACTATTTAAACCATAATCATAACTTTTATATAATTCTATATAAAATTTTTCTTTTTCGTTTAATTCATCTTTTGGGCACTCTTCAAGTAATTCAAAAGTGAAATTCTCTAATCCCTGTTGTTGCATTATTTCGTAAAATTTATTTTGAGGGGCATCAATTCCTAAACCGGCTTTCATATGATCGCGGAAACGCTCTTTTACATCTACCGCCTGCCCTATATAACACCTACCATCAATTAGACTTGTAATTTTATAGATCCCAGTCTTTTTATTTGGGCCTAGAACATTACTACATAAAGTATTTGCTTTTTTAAGATAATAAGTACTCCATATCAACATTCTAAGTGGGCGGGGATCTCTTAACATATCTTCTATACTTTTGATAATTTTTATTTCTCTCTTTTCAACATCAGGAATAGTTAAAGTGTAAAAGTCTTTATTCTCTTTGATTTCCTGCTCTTTAAGTTGAGCATTAATTGCGGCAGCACGGGTTGAAGCGATTTTATCGAGTTCTTTTTTATTATACTCGATTTTTTCTAATATTCCTTGTTGGGATTGGTCATATGCCTCTTCTAATCTAGCTACTCTTGCATCATATTCTTTTTCTTTTTCATTATATAATAAATCTAATTGGTCAGAATAAACAGACATAGCATTTGACATATTTTTTTTCATATGTCCGACTGTCTGTTCATACATTTGAATTTCTTTTTCTTTTCTTTGTTTTTCTTCTTCTAATCCTTTATTAATTTCTTCTATTTCTTTATTTATTTCTACTTTCTTATTAGTTTTAATAAATAAAAATAAAGAAATAATAAATAAGATTAACCCTATTATAAAAAATATCATTAAAACTTTCCTTTCTAATAAAAAAGGAGGTGGGATTACTCCCACCTCTCACTCGCTTTATTTATATTAAAATTATTCAGCGTCTTCTTTAGCTTCAGGATCAAAGTTTCTTCCTTCATCTGTTAAAACGATGAATTTAACTGCTTTGTGGCTTCCATCTTCTAATTCGATTTCAGCTGCGTTTCTAGCCATTAATCCTTTTCTTTGGAATGCTGAAGTAACGATTCCGTTTACTGATCTTACTTCTAATCCAGTTCCTTCAGCGATATCAGCTGCAGTAATATTTTCTCCTTCATGAGCTTTTACATAATTAAATACGATTTTACTATTTTCTTTTAACATTTTCTTTCTCTCCTTCTTTTTGTTGTATTCGTAATTATTATTACATATATATTATATCAAAAAATTATTTTTTTGTCAATAATATATTTCTTTAATCTAGACACATTATTTGTTTATCTCGTTCTTGATTAGTAATTTGTGAAAAGATTAAATATTCTTCTCTCATCTTTTCTAATAATATTATACCATAAAAATTAATTTATGTCAAATATTTTTTGAAAATCTTCTTCTGACAGGATTGGTATACCCAATTCTTGTGCTTTTTTGTTCTTAGCTGACGTAGAATTAATATCATTATTGATTAGGTAATTTGTATTTTTTGATACAGAGCCAGTAACTTTACCACCTAGGGACTCAATAAGAGTTGATAAACTGTCTCTATTTTTCCATATGTGTACCTTACCTGTTACACAAAAAGTTAAGTCTTTTAATTTTAGTTCATTATCTTCTTTTTTATTTTCTTTTATTTGTAAATAATTATCTACAATATAATCTAATTCACTATAATCAAAATCACTTATTGCTTTGTGCATTTCCCAGCCATATCCGCCGA